GCCCATATTTAATTAAGTAATTATGGCAAGTCAAAAAGATGTGGCTGAACACCTTGATTTAAGCGTAAAGCGTGTATCAGAGCTAATTAGAGACGGAATCTTGCCATCTAAAAGGGGGAGCTCTCCTTGTAACCTTGACGTATGCAGAATTGCTTACATTAGCTACTTAAGAAAGTTAGGCGGTTATCACAAACGAAGTGGATCTGGTGATATAGCCGAAGAGAAAACTAAACTCACTGCTGCTCAAGCTAGGAAAGCAGAATTGGAAGTAGAAGAGCTAGAAGCAAGGTTAATACCATCGGAAGCAGTGCAAGACACTTGGATTAACTATGTATCTAACGTAAGAGCTAAATTATTAGCAATTCCTTCCAGAATAGCTCACCAAGTCATTACAGCAGAGAAATACAGCGAAGCAGAGCAAATAATCAAAGAACAAGTTTACGAAGCATTAAAGGAGCTATCAGAAAATGGATTACCAGCTAAATATAGCAAAGATTCTGAAACAGACGAATCTAGCTTGGACTCCACCGCCTGATTTAAAAATCTCAGATTGGGCTGATAGTTACAGAAAGCTATCCCCTGAGTCATCGGCTGAAGCTGGGCAGTGGAGAACAGATAGAGCAGAATACCAGAGAGGTATTATGGATTGCTTCAATAATCCTAATATTGAACGAATTGTAGTCATGACTAGTTCGCAAGTAGGTAAAACGGAGATTTTACTAAATGCGATTGGTTACTATATGGACAATGATCCTTCTCCTATGCTTGTAGTACAGCCAACTCTAGCTATGGGGCAGGCTTTTTCTAAAGATAGGCTTGCAGCTATGATTAGAGATACCGATAGGATTAGAGATCTGGTAAAAGATGCAAGAAGCAGAGATAGTGGCAACACCACAATGCATAAACGTTTTGCTGGTGGTCATATTTCTATAGTTGGAAGTAACTCTGCTGCTGGATTAGCTTCAAGACCTATACGTTGTCTGTTTATGGATGAAGTAGACCGATTTGAAGCATCGGCAGGAAGTGAGGGTTCTCCAGTATCTCTAGCTATCGCAAGAACTAAGACTTTCTGGAATAGAAAGATTTTTTTATGCTCTACACCAACTATCAAGGGATTATCAGCAATAGAATCAGCTTTTGAGGAAAGTGATCAACGTTACTACTATGTGCCTTGCCCTGAATGTGATCATGAACAAGTTTTACAATGGAAAAACGTTGTTTGGGAAGAAGACAAGCCAGAAACAGCCACTTATGCTTGCGAAGAGTGCGGATCTATCATTGAAGAGCACAAAAAGCAGTGGATGATCAAACACGGTCAATGGAGAGCTACCAAAGAATCTAGTAATGTTGCAGGATTCCATATTTCAGAGCTCTACTCAGTTTGGTCAAGTTGGGCAAGTATGGCAAAAGCCTTCCTTGAAGCTAAGAAGCAGCCAGAGACGCTTAAAACGTGGGTAAACACTGCTCTAGGTCAAACATGGGAAGAGCAAGGAGATTCGGTAGAATACATGGGATTACTGGATCGCAGATTAAATTACGATATTGAGAATATTCCAGACGATGTGCTAATTCTTACTGCAGGAACTGATACTCAGAAAGATCGTTTAGAGGTAACTCTTTGCGGATGGGGTGAAGATTATCTCTGTTACGTTATAGATCACAGAATATTTTGGGGAGATCCTAACGCTCCACAAGTTTGGGCTGAATTAGATGATTTTATAAAACAACGCTTCAAAACCGAATCAGGAAAAGTTTTAAATGTTTCTTGTTGCACCATTGACTCAGGTGGACATCATACCAACGCTGTTTATGCTTTTACTAAGCCAAGACAAGGTAGAAGAGTTTTTGCAATCAAAGGAAGCAATCAAGCTGGTAAACCTATAGCTAATAGACCTACTTTCGTTGGTAAGAATAAGGCTGTTCTTTACACTATTGGAACTGATACAGCAAAAGAAGCTATTTTTTCCAGATTAGTTGCTGATTTTGAGAATTGTAATCTTTATTTCTCTCATACGGTGGATGAAGAGTATTTCAAACAGCTTACAGCAGAAAAAAGAGTCACTAAGTTTGTTAGAGGAAGAAAATCTTTAGTCTGGAAGCAAATACGGGAAAGGAATGAAAGTTTGGACTGCTTAGTTTACAATTTTGCAGCTATTTACATCCTAAACCCAAATTTCAAACTCATATCATCAAAAATAGGTGAAAAACCTACGTTAAATCAGGAAAATAGGCAAAAAAAGCCAAAATTTGTAAAAACTAAGGGAAATTTTGTAAATTCTTGGAGATAATTTGTTCAAAAAGTGTTAAGGTAAGCTAGTAAAAATCTATTTTTTAGAGGATTCAGCTATTGAGCAACATATTTGATAGAGCTAACTATCCTTCTCAAGAGCCAGAGATATTAGTTATAGGTGATTTCTGGGTTTGGAGAAGAGACGACTTAGCATCCAATTATCCAACAGATTCTTATTCATTAACTTATGAGTTTCACGGTAACTCTGGTGGTGGCGGAAGTCATCAATTCACTATAACTGCTACAGAAGCAGACGATACTTATTTTATAGAAGTGCCTTCAGCTACGACTGCTAGTTATCTTGCTCACGACTATTCATGGGATGCTTACATAACTAGAACTTCTGATTCAGAAAGAATTAGGGTTGATTACGGTCATGCAACTATAGTTTTAAATCTTGCTGATACTAATGCAGATACAAGATCTCATGCTAAGAAAGTTCTTGATGCTATTGAAGCGGTAATTGAGGGAAGAGCAACTATAGATCAAAGCTCAATGAGTATTGCTGGTAGATCATTATCAAGATTATCTATTGATGAACTCTTATTGTTTAGAGATAGATACAAAGCTGAATATTTAAAAGAATTAAAACTTGATAGGATTAGAAACAAAAAGGGAAGCGGTAACACAATAAAAGTTAAGTTTGGATCTAGTCAAAGTATAAACCCAACATCGTACACATAAAATGGCTTGGTATAACAGAATATTCAACACTTCAACTAAAAAACCAACGGTAAAACAACGATTTAAGAGAGGTTATCAAGCAGCAAGCACTGGAAGATTGTTTGCTGACTTTATGACTAGCTCAACTTCTGCTGATGCCGAAATCAAAGACAATTTAAGAGTTATTAGAGATAGGGCTAGAGATCTAGCAAGAAATGACTCCTATATTGGTAGGTATCTTAATCTTATGGTTAGCAATATCATTGGTAATCATGGTGTTAGAGTTTCATCTAAAGGAAGATATGAAGATTCTGGAAATTTAGATGTAGTAGGCAATCAGATTATTGAGCAAGCATGGAAGGATTGGGGTAAAAAGGGAAATTGTACTCAAAACGGAAGATTATCCTTTTTAGATTGCCAAAAGATAGCTATAGAGTCTCTTTTTAGAGATGGAGAAGTTTTAATTAGAACAGTACAAACTTCTAAATCTCCTTATGGATTTCAAATTCAATTTTTAGAAGCAGATCATTTAGACGAAGATCTAAACGACTACAACAAGCAAAACGGTAACAAAATTAAAATGGGTGTAGAGGTTGATCAATACGATAAGCCAGTTGCTTATCATTTATACAGAGATCATCCTTACAACAAAGACTATATGAACGATAAGGAAAGACTTAGAGTTCCAGCAGACGAAATATTACACATCTACATGCCACAAAGAGCAGAGCAAACTAGAGGTATCAGCCCTATTGCTAATGTTATGAGCGATGTAAAAATGCTCAATGGCTATCTTATGGCTGAGATTACTGCTGCTAGAGTGGCAGCATGTAAGATGGGATTCTTTACTTCTCCAGATGGTGACGGTTATGTTGGCGATAGTGAATACGAAGATTTCTACAATCCAGTGACTTCAGCAGAGCCAGCAACTTTTGAACAGTTGCCAGCAGGTATGACTTTTCAAGAATTCTCACCAACACATCCTACAACTGCTTTTGATCCATTTATTACCAGTGTTTTAAGAAGTATCGCTTCAGGATTGAATATTTCTTATCATGCTTTAAGCAACGATTTAACATCCGTGAATTATTCTTCTATTAGGCAAGGTGCTTTAGAAGATAGATCAATGTTTATGCTTTATCAGCAGTTTATTATTGATCACATGATTGATCCTATTTATCAAAAATGGTTAACTAACGCTATTGAGTTTGGAGCTATCAATTTACCTATTGGTGTAATAGATAGATTCTCCAGAGCAGTTAATTACATACCTAGATCTTTCAGTTGGATTGATCCTTTGAAAGAAATGCAAGCAAACGTTTTAGGATTACAGAATGGAACTATTACCTATTCCGATATCTCTGCTTCTTATGGTAGAGATACTGAGGAATTATTTGAACAACATCAAAAAGAGATAGAGTTAGCTAAACAATACGGAATAGAGCTTGCTTATCAGCCTTTTGGTCAAAAACTTCCAGTAGAAGCAAACATTCAAGGTGGTGACGATGGCGATACCAACTAAAGGAATGAAAGAAGAAGCTCAAAGGGGCTTGGACTGGAGAAAAGAGTTTGGGAGAGGTGGCACTAGAATTGGTGTTACCAGAGCAAATCAAATCGTGAATGGAGACAATTTATCAGACGATACAATTAAGAGAATGTATAGTTTCTTCTCTAGGCATGAGGTAGATAAACAGGGCGAAGGCTTTTCTCAAGGAGAGGATGGCTACCCTAGTAATGGCAGGATCGCATGGGCTCTATGGGGTGGAGATGCAGGTTTTGCATGGTCAAAAAGGTTGGTGCAACAAATGGAAGATGATAGAGCTTTAGAAATAGAGGATGAAAACATGGAAAAAGAAGATAGACATATCATTAATGTTACTGAAACGGATGAAAGCGTAGTAGTTGAATTCGCTAAAGAACATGAAGATGAAGAAGATCAAATAGAAGAATCTTCATACAATGATGAAGAAGAAGAAAGAAAGGTTGTTGAAATGCCTATGAAGTATCGTAGCATTGATCTTTCCAGAGCTTCTTATATTGATGAAGAGGAAAGAAGGGTTCGCATTGGTGTATCCAGTGAAGAGCCAGTTGAAAGGTCTTTTGGCTTAGAAGTTCTAAGTCACAAAGCTGAAGATATAAATTTTGAATTTATAAATTCAGGAAGAGCTCCTTTATTGTTGGATCACAATATGAATCAACAAATAGGAGTCATAGAAGAGTTTGCACTTGACGAGAAGCAATCAAGAACAGTTGCTATAGTCAGATTCGGAAAATCTGCTCTTGCCCGTGAAGTGTTTCAAGATGTAGTAGACGGAATTCGTATGAATATATCCGTAGGCTACAAAGTAGATAGGTTGGATCGCTCCAAAGATGGTGATAAGGTTGTTTATAGAGCTGCATGGACTCCATTAGAAATTTCTAGTGTTTCTATACCAGCAGATCAGAGTAGGCTTGTCGGTGTCGGAAGATCCGAAAATAAAAATAAAATTAATCATAAAATTGAGGTAAAACAAATGTCAGATAATGTAAATTTAGACGATGTAAAAGCTCAATCTGCTGAAGAAGTGAAAGCTGAACTCAAAAGAAACTCAAAAGAGATTTTTGAATTAGCATCAAGACACGGAAAAACAGATTTAGCTTCAAAATGTATTGCTGAACATATGACTATAGAAGAATTCAGAGGTGTATTGTTGGACGAAGTTGCTAACGATAAGCCGCTTGAAACACCTAAAGAATTAGGTATGTCTCCTAAAGAAGTCAGACAGTTTAGCTTATTAAGAGGAATTAACGCTTTAGCAAATCCTTCAGACAGAGCCGCTCAAAAAGCTGCTGAGTTTGAGTTTGAGTGTTCTGCTGAAGCTGCAAAACTATACGGAAGAAACTCACAAGGTTTAATGCTTCCACCTGAAGTACTTCGTAGCTGGAATCAGAGAGATCTTAACACTACAGACGACGCTGGTTTAGTTGGTGAAGATTTCAGAGGTGGCGATTTTGTGGATTCTCTCAGAAACGCTTCATCCGTTATGTCTGCTGGGGCAACCATGCTTCGTGGGCTTTCTGGTGACGTAAAAATACCAAAGAAAACTGCTGCTTCTACTGCTGCTTTTGTATCAAGTGAAGGTACTGCGGTTGCTGAGTCAGAAATGACTATTGGTTCAATCACAATGAGCCCAAAAACTCTAGGTTGTTTCACAGACGTGACTAGACAACTTTTAGTTCAAAGTTCATTGGATGTTGAAAACTTGATCAGAAATGATATTGCACAATCTATGGCTCTTGCTATTGACTTAGGTGCTTTAGAGGGATCAGGTGCTTCAGGTAACCCAACTGGTATTAAAAACACTTCTGGTATCAACACTGTAACTTTTGCTGGTGCTAACCCAACATGGGCTGAAACAGTAAACATGGAATCTCAGGTTGCAGTTGACAACGCTTTAATAGGTAACCTTTCTTACATTCTAAGAGCAGACGATTACGGCTCTCTTAAAACAACTGAGAAAGCTACAAATACAGCTCAGTTCATCGTTGATAGAGACGGTAGAATCAATAACTATGGTGTTGTTGTTTCTAACCAGCCAACTTCAGGTGATCACTATTTTGGTAACTTCTCAGACCTTCTTATTGGTCTATTTGGTGGAGTTGAACTAATTGTTGATCCTTACACTAACAGTTCTTCTGGAACAGTTAGAGTTGTTGGAATCCAAATGATAGACGTTGCAGTTAGAAATGCTGTTAGCTTCTGTCTTGGTAACGACGGTTAATGTTAACTACTAAAAATGGTGGGGTTAAAAGCCCCACCTTTTCTAAAGAAATGAAGAAATATTTAATCTTAAGAGATACTATTGCAAACAAAGAAAGAGTTAGAGCAGGAGATATTGTTGAATTAGATGATGCAACAGCATATCAATTAATTTCTTGCAAAAAAGCTGAACTCTATAAAGAACAGCCTAAACCTAAAAAAGCTAACAGAAGCGTAGGTTTAAAAAAATCAGACACACCTAAGATCAAGAAAAGAGCTAAGTAATGGCTGTAGAGTTTGATCGTGACTTTGATGGATATTTGGATGCAGATTTTGGGCATGGAATATCTGCAAGCTATACTCCTTTAGGGGGTTCGGCAACGACAATCAAGGTCGTAATGGATCAACAATATTACTCAATCCCCACTGAAACAGTAGAAATAGAAGGTAGTCAGCCTATGGCTCATGCAAAGGCAACGGATGTACCTAACGCTGGTCATGGAGATACTTTAGTTGTAGATGCTGTAACAAATTTAGACGGTACTACAATTAAGGCTCAAACTACTTATAAAGTTATAAACGTACAGCCAGATAATACAGGAATAGTGGTTTTGGTACTTGAGGAGCAATAATGGCAAATCATGTACGTCAACAAATAAGAGAGCAGGTAGGAACTACACTAACAGGCTTAACAACTACTGGATCTAGGGTATATCAATCCAGAGTCTATCCTTTGCAGGTAGATTTATCACCAACTCTTTTAATTTATACAAAGTCAGAAGTCTCAGAGCCTATAGTTATTGGCTCTGCAAGAACAACAGAAAGAATTTTAACTTTAGCGGTTGAGGGCTATGTTAAAGCCACAACTAATAGTGACGATACAGTTGATACAATCGCAAAAGAAGTAGAAACAGCCTTAGCAACAGATACAACTTTAAACGGATTAGCTAAAGATTGTTATTTAGAATCTACAGAAATAGATTACAATGGAGAAGGTGAATTGCCAGTAGCGGTAATCACCTTGAATTTTAACGTAAGCTACATGACGGCTGAAAATGCCCCTGATGTAGCAGTATAGAGGTAAGTTATGAAATTAATTTCACCAGACGGCAAAGTTTCTATAGATGCTCATCCTTCAAAGGTTGAAAGTCTTAAGAATATGGGTTGGAAAGAAGAAGCAGCCCAAAAGGAAAAAAAATCTTCTTCTAAGAAAAAAGAGGTAGAAAATGGCGACTCATAAAGGAAGTGAAGGAACTGTTAAGGTCGGTTCTAACGCTATTGCAGAAATAAGATCTTATTCTATTGAAGAATCAGCAGACGTATTAGAGGATACTTCTCTTGGCGATTCAGCTAGAACGTATCTTTCTTCATTAACTTCTTTTTCTGGTAGTATTGATGTTCTCTGGGATGAAACAGATTCTTCAGGGCAAGGAGCATTAAGCGTAGGTTCAGAGGTTACTCTAAACTTTTATCCAGAGGGAGACGGTTCAGGAGATACTTACTATACTGGTTCTGCTATTGTTACTGGTGTTTCAAGATCAGCTTCATATGATGGATTGGTTGAAGCAAGCATCTCAGTACAAGGGAACGGAGCTCTAAGCGAAACAACCGTCTAACGATGAAAATTATTGATAGAGCGAAGGCACATTTTGACTCTCTTGAAATTAAAGAGATTGAAATACCTGAATGGAGCGATGGCGATGAAGTTCTTAAAATTTATGCAAAGCCGTTAACGCTTGCTGAAATGTCTAAATTGCAATCTTATGCAAAAAATGACGATGTAGCATTAATGGCTTATGCACTAATTCATAAGGCTTTAGATAGTGAGGGCAATAAGGTGTTTGACTTAAGTGACAAACATACCTTAATGAACGGAGTAGATAAAGACGTGCTTGCTAGAGTAGCACAGGAAATCTTGCTTGCCCCAACGGTGGAAGAGCAAGCAAAAAAGTAGCAAAAGACAAGGATTTATTTGCACGATATTACCTAGCTGAACTCCTACATATGACTGTAGGAGAATTAGAAGAAAAGATGTCCTTGTCAGAATATACTGGATGGCTAGCATATTTACAGGAAAAGAATAGGCAAATAAAGAATGGCAACTAATTACAAGCTCAGAATTACTGCTAATGATCAAACTAAAGGCGGTTTCAATTCTGTAAATAGAAATATCAATGCAACTCAAACTGCTATGAAAAAATTGGCAGGTGCTTTTGCTGGTGTTTTTGCTGTTCAGAAAATAGTTGCTTTTAGCAATGAAACCTTAAGGCTTGCCGATGATCTTGGTAAAACAGCAGATAAATTAGGACTTGCAACTGATTTTCTTCAGAGGATGCAATTTGCAGCCGAACAAACTGGAATAGCTACTAATACTCTTAATATGGGCTTGCAAAGGTTCACTAGGAGAGTTGCAGAAGCTAGAAACGGAACTGGTGAAGCAAAAGCAGCTTTAGAGCAATTAGGTATATCTCTTAACGATTCTGAGGGCAATGCAAGATCAATAGAGGATGTCTTAAAAGATGTCTCAGACGGTTTGCTTGCTACTAAAGATAGCGGAGAAAAAGTTAGATTAGCTTTTAAATTCTTTGACTCTGAGGGTGTTGCATTAGTATCAACATTAGGACAAGGATCAGAAGCCTTAGATAAACTCATGCGATCTGCAACTGGAGTTATACCTGAAGAGACTATTAGACAAGCTGAGATATTCAACGACACGATGAATGAGCTCAGAAGAGAAGTATTATTGCCATTACAGAAAGTAGTTATCGCAACATCAAATACTTTTTTAGATCTTTTAGATGCGATGGGCTTGGTTGAAAGAAGAAAAACCTTATCTCTCTTAAAAGTAGAATTAGCAGATTTAGAAACACAATTAGATAGAACTTTTGATGTCAAGGGATTGCTTGGCGGATCAAAAATTTTGGATGCTTTAGGTTTTACCACTTCCGATGTTGAAGGAACTAAATCAAGAATTGAGGAAATTAAAAAAGAGATTGAGAAATTAACTCAAGCATCCGAAAAATTTAAATTTGATACAGATCAATTAGGTGATAAATCTAATTTTACAAACTTCCAAACAAATGTAGAAGAAAGCATAACTGTAGTCAAACAATTTGCAGACACAATAGAAGGGCAATTAACTGGAGCTTTTCAGAGCTTTTTTGATTTTACAAACAAAGAATTTTTAGATTTTAAAAATCTTGCTATGAGCGTAGCAAGAGCAGTTATCAATGAATTAATACAAGTTTTTATAATAGAGAAAATGGTTTCATCTATTAAAGGCTCTATAAGTGGTTTTGGTGGCTTTTTTGATAGTAAATCTTTAGACTTTCTTTCTACTCTTGGTTTGAGTGGTGAGGGTGGTGGCTTTACAGGCTATGGAGTTAGAGCAGGTGGCGTAGATGGAAGAGGTGGCTTTCCAATGATAGTGCATCCAAATGAAACCATCATTGATCATACTAAAGGGCAATCTGCTATGGGCGGTGCTAATGTAACATTCAATATTAATACTGTAGATGCTACAGGTTTTGATGAATTATTAGAATCGAGAAAAGGAATGATAACTGCTATGATTAATAATGCCTTTAATGCTAGGGGCAAAATGGGGATTATGTAATGAGTGGCACTTTTCCAACAGATCAAATACCTTCATCAATCAGAGTTCAAGATAATAGACCAACTCTAATGAATCATTCTGCTTCAGGCAGAAGAGTGGTTAGAGCTTACGGTTCTCAATATTGGACTTTATCAGTTACTATGCCACCGTTAAATCAAACGGATGCTCAAGAAGTATTCTCTTTTTTACAAAAACAACGCAATAGCTTTGAATCTTTTGTTTTTACTTATCCTATAGATAACTTAGGTGCTGAAGCAACTTCTGGCAAAACTGTAAGCGGTGCACATAGTGTAGGAGACTCAACTATAGATCTAACAGGATTTTCTGCTTCTACTACAGGAGTTTTTAAAGCTGGTGATTACATAAGATTTTTTACAGCAGATAAGGTGTATATGATCACTGAAGATGCTGATTCAGACGCTAGTGGTAATACTACGGTCACTATATCTCCTAGCCTTGTAGAAGCTCTCAGCGATTCTCAGGGCATTGATGCAACAAAGCCTGATTTTACAGTTTACTTAACTGGTGATGTAACATATTCTATAGATACAGCAGGATTTTATTATATTAGTTTTGAGTTGAGAGAAGTAATTGGATGAGCAGAGGTTTCAGTTCCGCATTAAAAACTCAACTTGCCAAAGATAATAATACTTTTTGCTTCTTAATTGAATTAGCATTATCAACAACTTACAGATACACAGATCATGCTTTTGATATTACTTACGACTCAAATCAATACACTGCAACAGATAAAATAGTTGCAATCAATCAATCTCCCGAAACAGGAGAACTCAAAGTAGATGAAATGGTTTTGCAGTTAACTAATGTAGATTCTACGCTTAGAACTACCCTTGAAGCTGAAAACTATACAGACAAACAAGTTAGAATTCATTTAGGATTTTTAGATTCTAATGATAATTTCATTGATGCTTTTATTTATTTTGATGGAAATGTTAAAACAGTTGAGATAACTGAGGATAAAAATAGTTCCGTAATAAATATGACTTTAGCTAATCACTGGTCAAATTGGAACTTAGCAAAAGGCAGGTTTTTTACCGATGAAAGCCAACAACAAATCTACTCAGGCGATAAAGGTTTAGGAATGGCACATGCTACTAAAGCCGATATAAGGTGGGGTGCATAATGGGTATCTTCTCAACTATCTGGACTGCTATACAAATACTAACTGTAGCTACAGGTATTAAAGGTTGGAGACAAGCTAGAAAGCTACAGAAAAGAGGGCAAGACATTCTAGCAACTAGGCATCCAGATGGCGGCAGGATTCCAGTTATTTACGGACAAAGAAGAGTAGGGGCAACGATGGTGTACATGGACACCAATGAAGGCAGATCTAAAGATTTATATGTCGTATATGCCCTTAGTGTTGGCGAAGTAGATGACATTTTATTAGATACTATTGAGATTAACGGAGTGCCAATTACTGATTCTCAAGTATTTAGGCAAGGTTACTATTTGGGATCAGATAGAGTTAGCTCTGGTGCTGGTTCTTTATGTA